TCGCGGTAGTCAGCAAGGTGCTCGACACGAAGCCTGCCTACTGCGGCGCACCGACATTTTCCTACAAGATCGGCGCATTTGAGATCACGAAGGACGGTAGCCTTTGCTTCGACGATGCCATTGACGAAGCGACCGTTGCGCGTGTGCGCACGGCACTGCGCGAGGAGGGCTTCATGTCCGAGGACGGCGAGAACGAGGCTTCCTGCGCAGACACAGGGGCAGACGCGCCGAGCCGGACGGAAGCGGCAGATGATGAACCGACACCGACAGAAACGGTGGTAGAAGAACCTGCTCCAATGGAGGCGGTGATGGAAGAACCCGACGAGGACAGCCTTTCCATCAGTCTCCCACGCAGCCTTTTCACCGAGACGGTGCTGCAGAATCTGGACGCACTCCTTCTGAGCAAGGGGCGGCTCATCCGACACGCCTTCGACATCCGCGAGGCGACCTACACACTGACCGATGACCGCATCACCTTTGCATGGCTGCACGGCTCGATCACCGACGAGACGGCAAAGGCGTATGCCGAGTTCATCAGCAAGCTCTGCCTGATGGCGCGGACGCAGAAGCGCGTCACGGCGAAGGAGAAGATTGTGGACAACGAGAAATACGCATTCCGCTGCTTCCTCCTGCGCCTTGGCATGATCGGCAATGCCTACAAACAGTCGCGCAAGATTCTTCTGCAGAACCTCACGGGCAGCAGCGCCTTTAAGAGCGGACATCGGAAAGGAGATGAGCGCCATGCATTTTCCGAGTAAGGAGCAGATCGCCGCACTTCGAGAGCGATACCCACGCGGGACTCGGGTGGAACTCCTCGCGATGGACGATCCGCAAGCCCCACCGACAGGAACGACGGGCGAGGTCATGGGCGTTGATGATGCGGGACAGCTTCTCGTCCGATGGGCGACAGGCTCCTCGCTCAGCCTTATCCCCGGTGTGGACTCCTTCCGCATCGCAGAGAAAGGCGGTCAGTCATGAACGAGAAAATTGTTTCCCAGATCATGGACATCCGCGACTCCGGGCGGGTGAATATGTTCGATGTTCCCGGTGTTCAGCGCATGGCGTTTAAGATGGGATTCTACGAACTGGTCTGCTTCATCGAGGAAGACCGCGCCGCATATATTCGCTTCATCCTCACGGGTGAAAAATAGCCTACGATTTCAGAGATTCAGCACAGCCTTTCGGGGCTGTGTTTCTCTCGAAAAATAAGTGTAGTTTATCCGAAATATGACTTGCTATATTCTGCGTTTAGAGGCATATATACACATGACGAAGGGAACAACCTACACACAGAAAGCGAGGAACACAAAATGAAAAGCGCAGAAGCAAGATGGCCGAAGACCACCACGATGGAGCACCTCGATGAGATGCGGTTCGGGACGAGCGGCGCGATCCTGCGCTACGGCGAGCAGATCCTTGTCGTCGGGATGGAGTGTTGGGGCTTCCACGCAGCCATCTACGAGATGGTCGAAACGCCGGAGGAGACGGGATTTGCGGATATCGAATGCCGCTTGAACCTCGTCGAAGCCGCCACGGAGCTTTTTGAGGACGGCGGGCACGCGATGGCTTGGTGCATGAAGCGCATCTAAGCCGCGCAAAACAACAAAACAGCCCTTCGGGGCTGCTTCTCGTTACAGATATTTCGAGTCGCTGACAGCGGCTCTTTTTTGATGGGGGTGATTGCTTGCGAAAACTTACGGACTACAAGCCGACAAAGTTTATGGCAGAGAACGCGCATTATGACAAAGCCGCTGCGGACTACGCTGTGGGATTCATTGAGTGCCTATGCCATACGAAGGGGACGTGGGCAGGAAAGCCTTTTGAACTCATCGACTGGCAGGAGCGCATTATCCGAGACATTTTCGGAATTTTGAAGCCGAACGGCTATCGGCAGTTCAACACGGCATACGTTGAGATTCCCAAGAAACAGGGAAAACAGCTTGCTCTCGACACGAAAATCCCCACACCGAGCGGATTTACCACAATGGGTGACATTCGCGTGGGAGATACCGTTTTTGATGAAAACGGACATCCCTGCCGTGTTGTCGCCAAGAGCGATGTGGATGATACGGAGCAAGCCTATCGATTGACCTTCCGCGACGGATCGTCCATCGTGGCAGGGGAACGGCATCTCTGGAATGTGGATTACATCATCGGCGAGCCGCGCTCCGTACTTTGGACGACGGGGGACATCTATCGCCGAACGATGAGGTACAGAGAAAAATATCGGGATAACGAGAAGGAGGCACGCCGTTCGATTATCCGAATCCCTGCGGCAAAGACGCTGCAGATCGAGGAAAGAAAACTGCCCGTTTCTCGCTCCTGTTTTCATTATCTGGCAGAGATTGAGCCGCTCTCAGAGCGAGTCCCCATGCAGTGCATTCAAGTAGACAGCAGAAGCCATTGTTATCTGGTAGGGGAATCCTTCATTCCAACCCACAACAGTGAACTCGCGGCCGCCGTTGCACTTCTCCTTTGTTGCGGCGATGGGGAGGAACGCGCCGAGGTGTATGGATGCGCCGCCGATCGTCAGCAGGCGAGCATCGTGTTCGAGGTCGCAGCAGATATGGTGCGGATGTGTCCCGCACTCGGCAAGCGAGTGAAGATCCTCGCCTCGCAGAAGCGGATGGTCTATCTGCCGACGAACAGTTTCTATCAGGTGCTGTCGGCAGAGGCTTACTCCAAGCACGGTTTCAACATTCACGGCGTGGTGTTCGATGAGTTGCACACGCAGCCGAACCGCAAGCTCTTTGACGTTATGACGAAAGGTTCCGGCGATGCGCGTATGCAGCCGCTTTACTTCCTTATCACCACAGCAGGAACGGATACCCAGTCCATCTGCTATGAGACGCATCAGAAAGCGAAGGACATTCTCGAAGGGAGAAAGATCGACCCGACCTTCTATCCTGTGATCTACGGAGCGAAGGAAGATGAGGATTGGACAGATCCTGAGGTCTGGAAACGGTCGAATCCGTCGCTCGGGATTACAGTCGGCATTGACAAGGTACAGGCCGCCTGTGACTCTGCACGGCAGAATCCAGCCGAGGAGAACAGCTTCCGACAGCTTCGATTGAATCAGTGGGTGAAGCAGTCCGTGCGGTGGATGCCGATGGACAAATGGGATGCGTGTGCTCTGCCTGTGGATGCAGCGGCATTGGAAGGGCGTGTCTGCTACGGCGGACTAGACCTTTCCTCCACGATGGATATTACGGCATTTGTGCTCGTGTTCCCTCCGACGGAGGAAGATGAGCCGTTTGCCGTCCTTCCGTACTTCTGGATTCCCGAGGAGAATATCGATCTGCGTGTGCGGCGCGACCATGTGCCGTATGACGTGTGGGAGCAGCAGGGCTTTCTTATGACCACGGAGGGGAATGTCGTACATTACGGATTCATCGAGGCGTTCATTGAGCGACTTGGTGAGAAGTACAACATCCGCGAGATTGCTTTCGACCGATGGGGCGCGGTGCAGATGGTGCAGAACCTTGAGGGGATGGGCTTTACCGTCGTACCGTTTGGGCAGGGCTTCAAGGATATGAGTCCGCCGACCAAGGAACTGATGAAGCTGACCTTGGAAAAGAAAATAGCGCACGGCGGACATCCCGTCATGCGCTGGATGGCAGACAACATCTTCATTCGTACCGACCCTGCGGGGAACATCAAGGCAGATAAGGAGAAGTCCACCGAGAAGATCGACGGCGTGATTGCGCTCATCATGGCTCTGGATCGTGCGATCCGCTGCGGGAATGATACGTCGGAATCGGTGTACGAGAGTCGGGGGATGTGGGTGTTTTAGGGCGATCGTATACACGCTTTATCTTCACATATGGCCTTGCTATTTCTGTGATAGTACGGGAATATACACATACCGAAAGGGAAAACCGAAGAACCAAGAAACGGAGGAAAAGAAAATGAACAAGCAGGAAATCGCCAAGGTCATCGAGAGCAAGGCTGCCGAGTATGGACTCAAGCTGCAGGAAAACACGATGGGCTGGGCAAACGAGAGCAACCACGACAGCTACATCCGCATCGAGGTTCGCAAAGAGAGGGATTATGACAAGACGGATTGGGAAGCCCGCAAGGTTTTCTGGGACATCAAAGCCAACGCCGGCATTTGCCAGATGGGCGGAGATCCAACGCCGGAGGAACTTTTGAAAGCCGCCGACGAGATTGCGCGGGGGGCAAGATTCACAGCCGCAATCAACAGCATGGAGCTTTCCTGCATCGAAAACTTCTAAACCGAAATGAGGGAGCGCCGCTCGAAAGGGCGGTGCTCTTGCTCTCATCATCTTCTGTGGTAAGGCTTTTTCATACCGTTTTGGAAATGGAGGTTTCCATGAACTTCTTCACAAAACTCTTTCGTTCGCGGGACAAGCCCATGAATCACCTCGGCGGCTTGTCCTTTTTGTTTGGCCAGACGGCGGCGGGCAAGCCGGTCAATGAGCGTACTGCAATGCAGACGACGGCAGTCTATGCCTGTGTGCGTATCCTCGCCGAATCCATTGCAGGATTGCCACTCCATGTTTATGCCTACCAAGGGCAGGGAAAAGAGCGTGTGCCGGAGCACCCGTTATACTTCCTGCTTCACGATGCACCGAATCCCGAGATGACCTCCTTTATATTTCGCGAAACAATGATGAGTCACCTTCTTTTGTGGGGGAATGCTTACGCACAAATTTTGCGGGATGGCAGAGGACGTGTTTTCGGACTCTATCCGCTGCTCCCGGACAAGATGGAAGTCAGCCGCGACAGCCGCACGGGTGAGCTTTACTATACCTACACGAGAAGCACGGAGGAGAATCCGAATTTTGCGGGCAAGGGGCAGATTCGTCTGCACCCTGAGAATGTGCTCCACATTCCGGGACTCGGCTTCGACGGACTTGTGGGCTATTCTCCCATTGCTATGGCAAAGAATGCCATCGGCATCGCTCTGGCAACGGAAGAGTATGGCGCGGCATTCTTCAAGAACGGAGCGCGCCCGGGCGGCGTACTCGAACATCCGGGTGTCCTCAAAGACCCGTCGAAACTGCGAGAGAGCTGGCATGCCGTCTACGGCGGTACGATGAACACGGGCAGGATCGCCGTCCTTGAGGAGGGTGTAAAGTATCAGCAGATTGCTATACCGCCCGAGGAGGCGCAGTTTCTTGAGACGAGGAAGTTCCAGATTGACGAGATTGCACGGCTCTACCGTGTGCCTCCGCATATGGTCGGAGATTTGGAGAAATCCTCGTTCTCGAATATCGAGCAGCAATCGCTTGAGTTCGTCAAATACACTTTGAATCCGTGGGTGGTTCGTTGGGAGCAGTCGCTGCAGAAAGCACTGCTGACGGATACAGAGCGGAAGGATTACTTCATCCGTTTCAACGTGGACGGGCTGCTGCGCGGGGACTACAAGAGCCGCATGGAGGGATATGCCATCGGGCGGCAGAACGGATGGCTCTCGGCAAATGACATCCGCAGTCTCGAAGACATGAATCCCATCGAAGCAGACGAGGGCGGCGATCTGTATCTTATCAACGGCAATATGACAAAACTGAGGGACGCAGGGCTGTTTGCCGCTAGGCAGAAGGGAGTAAGTGATGAAACGTAAATTTTGGAATTGGGTACGGAACGAAGGAGAGAAGCGAACACTCCTTCTCGATGGTGAAATCTCAGATGAAACATGGTGGGGCGATGAAGTCACGCCTCAGATATTCCGCTCTGAACTGAATGCCGCCGAGGGAGATGTTGACCTCTGGATCAACTCGCCGGGCGGGGACTGCTATGCGGCGGCACAGATCTACAATATGCTCATGGAGTATAAGGGAAACGTCAATGTCAAGATTGACGGGATTGCGGCTTCCGCCGCATCCGTCGTTGCTATGGCAGGATCGACCGTCGAGATTTCTCCCTTGGGGATGTTGATGATTCACAATCCAATGACTGTTTCCATCGGCGATACACACGAGATGGAGCGGACGATCACATTCCTTGCCGAGATCAAGGAGAGCATCATCAACGCCTATGAGTTAAGGACGGGACTTTCCCGTGCAAAGATTTCACGGCTCATGGATGCCGAAACGTGGATGAATGCAAAGAAGGCAGTGGAACTCGGATTTGCGGATTCCGTTCTCTATGCGGACGTACAACGTCCTGTGACTGATATGGCAGACGGGTTGATCTTCTCCCGTGCCGCCGTCACGAACTCCCTGCTCTCGAAATTCGGGCAGGGAACACAAAATACCAATATCGATACAGAGCCTCTGAAAAGACGGCTCTTTTCTATTTCACATTAACGGAGGGAAAAAGATCATGGATAAGATCATGGCAATGCGCGAGAAGCGTGCGGAAATGTGGGAACAGGCAAAGCAGTTTCTGGATTCTCACGAAAAGGACGGTCGTCTTACGGCAGAGGATGCCAAAGCGTACGAGCAGATGGAAAGCGAGGTGCTTGCGCTCGGGAAGGACATCGAGCGCATGGAGCGTCAGGCGATTCTCGACGCGCAGCTTGCAAAGCCTGTAACGGCAGCAATTACCAACACTCCGGGGGCTGCGTTCAATGCAGAAAAGACGGGGCGTGCAAGCGAGGCATACCGCTCTGCGATGCTCAAAGCTCTCCGTACGAACTTTCGGCA